GAAAGATGGCGTACAGGAGGATTGGACTCAAGAGAAAGTCGCTGAGTATGCTAAATGCATGGCAGACCCCACGCACTTTGCTAAAACTCACCTAAAAATTATCAACCTAAACGATGGTCTCGTGCCGTTTGAGTTGTATCCTTACCAAGAGGAAATGTTTACTCACTTCAACAGCAACCGTTTTACGGTTGTGCTCGCTTGTCGTCAGTCAGGCAAGTCTATATCTTCTGTGGCATACCTGCTTTGGTATGCTATATTTCATCCAGAGAAAACTGTAGCAGTGCTCGCTAACAAGGGTGCGACTGCTCGAGAGATGTTATCGCGTGTAACTCTTATGCTTGAGAATCTACCATTCTACTTGCAACCAGGATGCAAGGTACTGAACAAAGGTAGCATAGAGTTTAGTAACAACTCAAAGATATTCGCCGCTGCTACTTCAGGATCATCCATTCGTGGTCAATCTGTAAACTTGCTGTTCCTTGACGAGTTTGCGTTTGTTGAAAGGGCAGCAGAATTTTATACCTCAACCTATCCCGTAGTTTCGTCAGGTAAAGATACGAAAGTGATCATAACATCCACCGCCAACGGTATTGGTAATCCTTTCCATAAGATATGGGAAGGTGCCGTACAGGGTGTGAATGAATACAAACCGTTCCGTGTAGACTGGTGGGATGTTCCTGGTCGTGATGAAGCATGGAAAGAAGAAACGATCAGCAACACTTCAAAGATACAGTTTGATCAGGAGTTTGGTAATACCTTCTTCGGCACGGGTGATACATTGATCAATGCTGAAACTTTGTTAAACCTGAAGGCAAGTAGACCCAAGAGGATTCTTGAGGGTGGTGATCTACTTGTTTACGATGAACCTCGCAAGGGGTCACAATACGTCATGTGTGTTGACGTAAGTAAAGGGAGAGGACAGGATTATAGTACGTTTAACGTCATCGACATTAGCAGTAGACCTTTCAAACAGGTAGCAGTGTATCGCAACAATCTTATTTCTCCACTACTCTTCCCAGATATTATTTATAAATGGGCGACTTCTTACAATCAAGCATATGTCGTTATCGAATCTAATGACGCAGGTCAATTGGTTTGTTCGGGGTTATACCACGAACGAGAATATGAAAACGTGCACATGTCCTCTACAGTAAAATCTAGTGGTATCGGCGTAGAGATGACTCGCCGAACTAAACGCCTTGGTTGTTCGGGGTTTAAAGATTTGCTAGAAGAACGTAAACTAGAAGTCGTTGATGAAAATACGATATTAGAAATTAGTACGTTTGAAGCAAAGGGTAATTCTTATGAAGCGAAAGATGGTAACCACGATGACTTGGTAATGAACTTGGTGATGCTTGGTTTCTTGGTACAAACCACTTTCTTTGCTGAAATGACAGACATTAATATCAAGAAGATGATGTTTGAACAACGTATGCAAGAGATTGAAGAGGATGTGCCTCCGTTTGGATTTAAACAAGAAGCGGAACCTGTTATAACATACGAACAAAAATTAGACCCTTGGTCTACAATAGAACTAGAGGATTATACCTAAATATCCCTTCTTATAAATAAATGCATTGAGCACTTATGTGCCGACCTTATAATGTATAACACTTATAATTTCTTTTTGCAAAGAGGAAACTAAAATGGCACTAACAGCTCCAAGTTTGTCTCCTGCTATTGTAGTTCGCGAATTCGACTTGACCCCTGTGGTCCCAAATGTCGATACTTCGCTTGCTGGATATGTAGGAGGATTCCGTTGGGGTCCTGTAGAAGTACCAACTATTATCTCCAACGAGAATGAACTCGCTGAAGAATTTGGTACGCCAGATGCACAGCACTCAGTAGATTACTTCTCCTGTGCTCAGTATCTGCGCTACTCAGGCAACCTCCAAGTATGTCGCTCTATCCCATCACCAGGAAATGGTGTCGATAGTGCGCTTAATGCATCTATGTCAGGCGCAAAAACCCTGATTAAAAACGAAGATCACTGGGAACGGCAAACTCTTTCTCAGACATTCTACGCCAAATATCCTGGCGAACTCGGCAACTCATTGGCAGTATCTGTATTTGGTGTTCTGTCTGGTGATTCAGACAACAGCAACTCTGCTACTACTACTCTATTCAACAGCTGGACATACGAAGGTAAGTTTGACGATGTCCCAGGAACATCTGAGTGGGCGCAAGAGTATCCAGGAACTGTTAAGAACGATGAGATCCATGTCGCGGTAATCGACCAAGACGGTTTCATCACTGGTACTGCTGGTGAAGTCCTTGAGACTTTCCCGTATGTATCTGTAGCAGAAGGTGCTAAGACTGTTGACGGTGGCGACAACTATGTCAAGACTGTAATCAACCAAGGTTCTAAGTACATCTGGTTTGGCGAGTGGGATTCTGCGACAAGTATTGCTGGTCCTAACTGGGGATCCGCTCCAACTTCTGGCGGTTCCATCAACTATGCTGACCAAGTATTATCATTCTCTAATGACTCTGCAACTAAGAGTTTGAGTGGTGGTGCTGATGGTCAAGTCCTCGACGAGGGCGATATTGCTACTGGTTTTGATGAGTTTGAAGACGTTGAGCAAATCGACGTGTCCATCCTTATCGCACCAGGAATGGCAAACAAAACGAAACAAGTAACTGTAGTAAACGATCTCGCTGGCATCGCTGGCGTAACTCGTAAAGACTGCGTTGTTGTAACTTCACCAGACCGAGCAGCGGTTGTTAACAACATCGATCCTGTAAATGATACCTTGGATACTACTAATGACTTCACGGCATCTTCTTACCTGATCGTAGATAACAACTACTTGCGTGTCTATGACAAGTACAACGACAACTACATCTACATCCCTGCTGCTTCCACCACTGCTGGTTTGCTTGCTGCCACGGACGCCAACTATGGTCCATGGTGGTCACCTGCTGGTGAGCGTCGCGGTGAATATGTTGGTGTAACCAACCTTGCTTACTCCCCTTCTAAAGCGGAGCGAGATGAACTGTACAAGAAGGGTGTAAACCCAATCGTTCAGTTCCCAGGACGAGGCATCTTGCTGTTTGGTGATAAGACCAAACTTGCTCGACCATCCGCATTTGATCGTATCAATGTTCGAAGGTTATTCCTTGCTCTTGAGAAAGCGGTCTCTGTCGCTTCACGAAACTTCCTGTTCGAATTCAACGACGAGTTTACTCGTGCTGAATTTGTTGCTATCGTCAACCCACTCTTACGAGAGATCAAGGCGCGACGTGGTATTCAGGACTTCTTCGTACAGTGTGACGAGAGAAACAACACCCCTGAAGTTATCGACCGCAATGAATTCATTGCGACTCTCTTCATCAAACCAGCACGTAGCATCAACTTCATTACGTTGAACTTTGTCGCTACTCGTACTGGTGCGAACTTTGAAGAGATCGTTAGCTCTGGCATTCAATTCTAACCCGAAACTACAATAAGGAGATTCTAAAATGGCAGTTCTTAATGTAGACGATTTTCGTGGTAAGTTCGCCAAAGGTGGTGCTCGTGCTAATATGTTCGAGGTCAAGGTCAACTTCCCAGGATATGCTGGTGGAGACAATGAACTTGCTTCCTTTATGGTTCGTTCCGCACAGTTGCCAGCGAGCACTGTCGGTCTGGTAGAAGTACCATTCCGAGGACGTATCATCAAGTTAGCAGGTGACCGATCTTTCGAACCATGGACGATCACTGTTTATAACGACGTAGACCACGAACTCCGTGGTGCATTCGAGCGTTGGTCTAGTGGTATGAACACCCACGAAGGCAACGAAGGTCAACAAGCGAATGACACTTCATCTTATGTTGCAGAAATGGAAGTAACCCAGTTGGATCAATTGGGCAACCCAAGTTCTCAAGGAAAGTACACTTTGGTGAATGCTTTCCCAACGAACGTTTCTGCTGTCGATCTTGACTTTGCTCAGGTCGGTGAGATTGAAACATTCACTGTTACTCTCGAGTACGACTACTGGACTAATGCCGCGATCCTAGGATAATTAATCGCGACTAAGTAAAGTAAAGCAGGGGGAGTTCGCTCCCCCTTTTTTCCCACAACTGAGATTTCAAATATGGCAGAAGGCGACGGAATTAAATTATTTGGTTTTGAGATCAAGCGAGCAAAGAAAGATCAGGACGCTGTAACACCGGCTCCTGCTGCTTCAGTTGTGCCGCCAACTGACGATGATGGTGCAGGTTATGTAACTGCTCCTTCATATGCATACGGCACTCACATGAATATCTATGCCGATCTTCAAGTAAAAGATCAGGCAGACCTAATTCGCAAATATCGTCAAGCAGCAACTCACCCTGAAGTTGATATGGCGGTAGAAGAAATCGTTAACGAAGCAATCGTAATACCTGATGATGAAAACGTAGTAGAAGTCAACCTTGATCGGGTTGAGGTTTCCGCAGGTATTAAGAAAAAGATTTCAGAAGAATTTCAAAATGTCTTGAACATGCTCACGTTTAATGAGCGTGCTCATGATATTTTCCGTAGTTGGTACATTGACGGTAGACTGTACCATCACTTGATTGTTGACAACGCAAACCTAAAGTTGGGCATCAAAGAGATTAGATACATCGACTCTATGAAGATGCGTAAGGTGCGTAACGTCAAGAAGAAAGAAGATAAATCAACAGGTGTAAAAGTTGTAAACAAGGTTGAAGAGTTTTATTTGTTTTCTGATAAAAACTTTGAGACTAAGAAAGGTGTTCCTGCTGGCGTAGACCCAACAGCGAACCAAGCAGTCAAACTCAGCGTTGACTCAATAAGTTATGTAACATCAGGTGTATTAGACGACACGAAGGCGAAGGTAGTTTCTCATCTTCACAAAGCACTGCGACCTATCAATCAGTTGCGTATGATGGAGGACTCCCTGATTATCTATCGACTGGCGCGTGCACCTGAGCGAAGAATCTTTTATGTTGACACTGGTAACTTGCCAAAGGGTAAGGCAGAAGAATACGTCAACTCCTTGATGACTCGTTATAGAAATAAACTTGTATATGATCAGGCGACTGGCGAACTGAAAGATTCTCGTAAGCATATGTCTATGCTTGACGACTTCTGGTTGCCGCGCCGAGAAGGTGGTCGTGGTACTGAGGTGACTACACTTCCTGGTGGTTCAAACCTTGGCGAGATTGATGACATCAAATATTTCCAACGCAAGGTATACCAAGCACTGAACGTACCAGTATCGCGATTGGAGCAGGAGCAAGCATACTCCCTCGGTCGTGCTACTGAAATCAACCGTGAAGAAATTAAATTCCAGAAATTTGTAACTCGACTTCGCTCAAGGTTCAGTAAGTTGTTTATTGGTATCCTCCGACAACAACTTGTGTTAAAAGGTATTATTACCGACAGCGATTGGATGGAGTTATTCCACAATCGTATTCGAGTAGATTTCTATAAAGACAACCACTATACAGAACTCAAGGATGCTGAAGTATTCCGTGAGCGACTGGGTCTGATGGATCAAGCATCACAATATGTTGGTGAGTATCTATCTAAAGAGTGGGTAATGAAAAATGTTTTCCATTTTACCGATGAAGAAATGGAAGACATGGAAAAACAAATAGGTTCTGAACCAGTACCAACTAATATAGGAGATGATGATGGAAACGAAACCTGAAGTTGAAATGAGTGATGTTGCTAATGAGACTCAAGAACCAGTAACAGTATCCGTAGAAGATTTGGTAAACTCTATTGAGAAGGGCGATGCCTTTACCTCTAGTCAAATTTTTAAGGACATTGTACAATCTCGTATCGACGATGCTCTAGAGCAAGAACAGATTCGTATAGCGAATTCAGTTTATAACGGAGCAGAGGAAGAAGAACCTTCAGAAGAAGAAACTGAAGCAGAACTAGAATCTGAAGTAGAAGCGGAAGATGAGGGCGAACCAGAGGTTGCTGAGGTTGAAGAACCTGAGTCAACGGAAGAACCTTCTCCGGAAGAACCAGTTGCTGAGATCCCTGCTGAGGAAGAGCATGAGGAACCAGAGGACCCACTTGGTATCTATGCTGACGAGATTGAAGATATTTTATCTGACGAGGAGTCTGAGGACGAATCAGAGGAAGAAAAAGTATAAATAAATGTTATGATCACGTTCTCCGAACTAAGGCAACGCAAAGCGAAGGGCGAAGTAGTCTGGTCCAAGAAGTATCGCAGAATTAAAACTGAGATACAAAAGACTGCCAAAGGTTTCGTTGCCTACATAGACGGGGATATGTTAGATACGTTCCGTAGTCAAAGGGACGCACAAAAATCAATAGAAACTGCGATCAAGGAACTAACATGAAACTAATTGCTGAATATAATGACAACACACTACAGTGTCTTGTCGAAGAAAAGAAAGACGGCAAGAAGTCATATGTTATCGAAGGTGTGTTTGCTCAGGCAGAGCAGAAGAACCGTAATGGTAGGGTGTACCCTAGACCAATTATGGAGTCTGCCGTCGAGAAGTATGTATCCGAGCAGGTCGCAAAAGATAGAGCAGTTGGCGAATTGAACCATCCCGATGGTCCGACCGTCAACCTCGACAAAGTTTCGCATAAGATCACTGACCTTCACTTCGAAGGCAATGATGTTATCGGAAAGGCATCAATACTTGATACTCCAATGGGTAAGATTGTACAAGGTCTTCTCGAAGGTGGTGTTAATCTTGGTGTCTCAACTCGTGGAATGGGTAGTCTTGAGCAGCGCAATGGCGCAATGTATGTTAAGGACGATTTTGTTTTAAGCACGGTTGACATCGTGCAAGATCCATCTGCTCCTGGAGCATTTGTTAATGGGATTATGGAAGGTGTTGAATGGGTCTGGAACAATGGCGTACTTACTGCTCAAGAGATATGTGAGGAACAAGAGACTGAAATCGAAGCTCATGTCGATGCGCTTCCGCCAATTAGTGGCGTGGATCAAATCGTTGAGTACAAAAATTTCCTCTCATCCTTAAAAAGATCTTTTTAATAAGGAGAACACAATGGAAGATCAAAACATTGAACTCCGCGATGAGCAGGAAGTTGCGGAAGCAAAAGGGCATGACATGAAAAACGCTGAAGCACAGTCAATTGCCGCTACCGATAAGGCAGCGAACGCAACGACTAAAGCACCTGCTCGTACGGGTGACAAGAGCAACAGCGAACCAATGCCAAAGACCAAAGCAGGTATGATTAGTGCTATGACTGACAAAATGTTGAAAATGTCTAAATCAGAGATGAATAAACTTTATGCCAGTTACAGTGAATCAGTAGATATGGAAGAAAATGACGAACTCGTGGAAACACAAGTTGATACTCACTCTGAAGAACTCGAAGCACTAGTCGAGTCTGAAGCCACTCTCAGCGATGAGTTTAAGGCAAAAACTGCTGTAATCTTTGAAGCAGCATTGAAATCTAAGCTCTCTGAAGAAGTAGAGCGAATCGAAGCATCCTACGAAGAAAAACTCGCTGAAGAAACTGCTGCGCAGAAAGGTGAGTTGGTCGAGAAGGTTGATTCCTACCTGAACTACGTGGTTGAGCAGTGGATGGAAGAGAACAAAGTTGCCATCCAAACTGGTCTGCGTGCTGAGATTGCTGAGAACTTCATGGAAGGGTTGAAGAACCTTTTCACTGAGTCTTACATCGACGTACCAGAATCCAAGATTGACCTCGTTGACGATTTAGCAGATCAAGTTGAAGAACTCGAAGAAGCTCTCAACAAGACTACTGCTAATGCGATTTCTCTGAGCGAAGAAGTTGAAGGTCTGAAGCGTGCAGCAATCGTTGCCGAAGCAGCATCTGAACTCGCTGACACTCAGAAAGAGAAGTTCTACTCTCTGGTAGAAGGTGTTGACTTTGATGACGCCGAGCAGTTTGCGTCCAAAGTTGCTACTATCAAAGAGTCATTCTTTGCGAATACGACAGTAGAAACTGAAGAAGAAATAACTGAAGAAACTGACGGTGACGTTGACACTGAAGAAGTTTCTCCTTTTATGGAACAGTACCTGTCTGCCATGCGCAAAATTAACAAGTAATCCATTACCCCATAAGGAGAATTAAGAAATGGATCTGAACTACGAATCTCTGGTGCAAAAGTGGGCACCAGTCCTGAACGAAGAGTCTAGCGGCGAGATCAAAGACGCTTACCGACGTAAGGTCACTGCTGCTATCCTCGAAAACCAAGAGCAAGCATTTGCTCAAGAAGCAGGTGCTTCTTCTTTCTTGCAAGAAGCCGCTGCTGCTAACAATACTTCAAGCGCTGCCAACTGGAACCCAGTGTTGATCTCACTCGTACGTCGTTCTATGCCTAACCTGATGGCATACGACATCTGTGGTGTTCAACCAATGTCTGGTCCTACTGGTTTGATCTTCGCCATGAAGTCTCGCTACAAGTCTACTCAGTCTGGCGCCACTTCTGGTGACGAAGCACTGTTTAACGAAGCAGTTGTACCATACTCTGGTGACTCTTCTACGACTCACACTGCTGGTCCTTCTGGTCTTGACGGATTGACTGACTCAAACGGCGACTCCTCTATCGACAACGACCGTACTGGTCCTTCTATCGGTGGCGGTATGCCAACTGCTGACGCGGAAGCGTTGGGCACTGGCGGCGTTTCTGACTTCCAAGAGATGGGTTTCACCATCGAGAAAGCAACCGTAACTGCAAAGTCACGTGCGCTGAAGGCAGAGTACACCATCGAACTGGCACAAGACCTGAAAGCAATCCACGGTCTTGACGCTGAAGCGGAACTCGCTAACATTCTTTCAGTAGAAATTCTTGCTGAAATCAACCGCGAAGTTATCCGTACTATCAACAGCCAAGCGAAGACTGGTGCATTGACTGCTAACACTGCTACCAACGGTATCTTCGACCTGTCTACGGACGCTGATGGTCGTTGGTCTGTTGAGAAGTTCAAGGGTCTGCTTGTCCAACTGGATCGCGAAGCAAACACTATCGCTAAAGAAACTCGTCGCGGTAAGGGTAACGTAGCAATCGTATCTTCTGATGTTGCTACTGCTCTCGCTGCTTCTGGTATGCTTGACTACGCTCCTGCTCTGAGCACTTCTCTGGAAGTTGACGACACTGGTAACACTTTTGCTGGTGTACTGAACGGACGTATGCGCATCTACATCGACCCATATGCGGTTGCTGACTATGTAACTGTTGGTTACAAGGGCACTAACCCATATGACGCAGGTGTATTCTACTGCCCATATGTACCACTCCAGATGGTTCGCGCTGTCGGCGAGAATGACTTCCAGCCACGTATCGGGTTCAAGACTCGTTATGGCATGGTATCTAACCCATTCGTTGGCGGTACGCCTTCTGATGGTCTTGCTGCTGCTAAGAGCAACCAGTACTACCGCATCTTCCGTGTAGACAACCTGATGGTTTCTGCCTAAGATACGGTTCACCGAATAATAATAATAAAAATCGGTATTTGTATGGGGGGACTT